TCTCAACGGAGGGACAGCCGTCGTTACAGGAGGTGCAACCTCAAAGCAACCCACTACTACTTTCACTGCGGCAACTACAGATATCGTCACAGCAGTTAAACACAGTCTTAAAGACGGTAACGAAGTAATCCTCACGACTGACGGGACACTCCCAGCAGGATTATCTACACTCACAAGGTATTTCGTGAGGGACGCAAACGAAGACACATTCAAACTCACTACAACTGAAGGCGGAACAGCGATTGACGTGACTGACACGGGTTCAGGTACACACGCTTTTGCGAAGGTTGGACATGTGACATATTCACCAGCAGCAGGCGATGTAGATACAGCAGGTCTTTACGCAATGTATTTTGTAGACGACTCATCGCCTATTCGGAAATGGCCGTATGACGGAGCTAAACTCAGAATGAAGATTATCACTGAAACCGAAGAGATTTCTTAATGGATCTTCCTAAACCATATTATCCTTTCCCTATAAAGAAGAAGCCTAAACCTGTAAGGCGTAAGGATGAACGAGGTAACAGACACGAACGAGGTTATGACACAGCGTGGGACAAACTCAGAACTTGGTACGCAGCTAAACATCCACTATGTGAATCCTGCCTTCGGAGAAACCACATAACACCAATGAAGGATGTAGATCACATAGAACCCTTCTGCGGACTAGAAGACCCTAATAGACTAAACCCCGAAAATCTACAATCCCTCTGTAGACCGTGTCACAATAAAAAGACGAGGAGTCAATGACTCACCCCTCACGAAAATCCAACGAAGAGTTAAAGCGGACAGGCGGATACCGTCCCGACAGACATGGTTCGTGGGATATGCCGATTAAGCGACCACGTAAACCTAATAAGATGCACGTGGAATCTAAGAAGGTGTGGGAGAAGGTTTGCGACGTGATGGAAGCCGCAGGAACTATTTCAGTTCTTGATGAGTTAGCTCTCACATTACTCTGTGACACAATGGTAATTTATAAGAAAGCACACGATCAAGTAATGGATGATGGTTTCTTAATTCAATCAACCACCCGCCACGGCACAATGACGAAGACACATCCAGCCGCACAAATTAGAGACAACGCACAAACACAGATTTTACGCATCTTAAAAGAATTCGGTATGACGCCAGCCGCACGAGGGCAGAAGCCCAGCACCGAAAAGGGCGGTGAGGCAGCAACTAGCATCTTAGGTTTACTGAATCCAAAATGACCAAACTTACTTTGATCGTGTGTCCTGTATGTAACTGCTCAACTGTAGTCCGAACAGACGAAAAACTCTTCTGTGAGACCTGCAAAACCACTGTAAAAGACAACGATAATGAAAGCCGGAATAGATAAAAGACTAAAGGCTCTCGACAATCTACTCAATGATGGTCGTTTAAGATCAACCGTTGAAACTGCTTGTATCCATCGACAGATCATTGACCTGAAGACAGGACACAAACGCGGTTTAGTTTGGGATGAAGAAGAAGCACAAAGAGTTATCAGCTTCTTCAACCTTATGAACTTGTGGGAAGGCAGTAAGTGGGCCGGTAAAAAGTTCGTGCTAACACCTACACAAGAACACGCGATTGTTGCACCTCTCTTCGGATGGTGGACAAATACCACAAGAGAGAAAGGCGGCAAGCGACGATTCACTAAAGCCGGTATGGAGTTACCTCGTAAGTTCGGTAAGTCTACTTTACTAGCTGGCATCGCTAATCAAGGGTTGATTGGCGACGGTGAAGAAGGAGCACAGGTTTACTCAGCGGCGACCACGAGACAACAAGCTGGTTTAGTGTTTGACATGAGTCGCAAACTACTAGGACCAGAATTACGTAGAATCATCGATGTAAGAAAACACTACATCGAAGTCTCAGAAACCAACTCCATCTATAAACCTCTTGCGGCTGATCACGAGGCTTTGTGGGGTCTAAACATTCATCGGTGTGTTGTGGACGAACTCCACGCCCACCCCAATCGATTTTTGTGGGACACACTACTCACGTCTATTCCCGCCAGAGAAAACCCAATGGTTCTTTGGATTTCTACAGCGGGATTTGACAGACAATCTATTTGGTATGAAGAACGATTACATTTAGAGAAAGTGCTTCTCAAACCAGAAGTAGATGATGACGGGTATTTCGCCTTCTTCGCACGAGCTGAAGATGATGATGATTGGACAGACCCGGTAGTGTGGGAGAAAGCCAACCCCCACTTTGATTTCCTACAACCCGAATACTACAAATCACAAGTTGAAAAGTGTAAGACATCTCCTGCGGAACTGAACACATTCAAGAGAATGCACCTTAACATGGTGACCGACTCTGAAGTGAACTGGATGCCAATGGAGTTCTGGGATCTCTGCGGTGAGGGAGATCCAATGGACGTCGAACGCATGAAGAAGTTTGAGGCGGAACTCGCTGGTATGGATTGTTACGCTGGGGTCGATCTCGCGTCAACAAGAGACCTCACGTCGTGGGCATTGGTTTTCCCGTGGGGTAACAAGTTCAAGGTGTTAGTTCGCAACTTTGCACCCGAACGATCTTCTAGCGACAGAGCCGCACAAGATAAACAGAGTTATGCAGGTTGGGCCTCACGAGGTTTCATCGACCTCACAAAAGGTAACGGAACTGACTACCGACGTGTTCAGGAAGTGATGGAACGAGATAAGCAGAAGTTCAACATTAGGAAAGTAGCGTTCGACCCATACAATATGCCAGCTTTCCACACACAGTTAGTTCACTCTGGCTGGCCTGAAGAGATATTCACATCCTTCAATCAATCAGCCAGTAACTACAACGATCCGATGAATCGTCTTTTAGAGTTGGTCCTACAGAAGAAGTTCGACCACGGCAACGACCCGGTATTGAGATGGGCGATGCAGAACGTCGTTGCCAAGCAAGACGATAGAGGTTATATCAAACCTGACAAGAGGAAGTCACAAGATAAGATTGACCCCGCTGTAGCAACCATCATGGCTATTGCTTTAGCGTTTCAGAAAGAGGGTTACGTTCCTGTTGGCAAGTTCTACGAAAACAACGAACTGGAGTTGTTGTGAGTAAAGTAAGAGACTGTATCGCCCTTTTAGGTTTTAGTTCTTTAGGTTACGGCTTGTATTGTGCTTGGCCTCCACTAGCTTTCATAGCTTGTGGTGTCTCCGCAATCGCCTTCGCATTATATATGCCGGTAAAGGGCAAAGATAAATAATGATTGTACAAACACTACAAAATATGTTTCAGCCTCGAAATAGCATAATCGAGAATCTAGGTGCAAATCCATCGTCGCCACAATTCTACGATGCTTTAGGCGGCTCCACATCCTCTTCCGGAGAACACGTCACACATGAGAACTCGCTTGATTTAGCTGCTGTATGGCAAGCTGTAGCCACCATCTCCGGCGACATTGCCAGCCTACCGATAAACTTCTACAAACGTAATACTGAGGATGATAGTCGAGAGATCGATTACAGCCCTCGCATCAATTACATTGTAGACGAGCAAGCAAATAACATCACAAGTGCTAATGAGTTCTGGCGTCGTCTCATGGTACACGCTCTGCTTTGGGGAAATGGCTACGCTTTCATTGATCGAGCACATAAAAGTAAGAGTGGAAAGCCTCAAGGTTTAATCAATCTTCACCCAGACTTCATTCATCCTGTTATGGATGATACTATTGATAAAATCGCATATGTCTACAAGCCGGACAACGACAGCGACGGTATATTCCTACATGACTTTGAAGTCCTACACGTTAAAGGACTCTCAATCAATAATGGTGTAGCACTCGACTGGCTACAGCACGCACGAGACACATTAGGTCTCGGTATGTCTATCCAACGGCAGAACTCCAAGTTCTTCCAGAATGGTATGCAGCTTGGCGGTATCTTAATGATTCCACCGACCTACACACAGGAAGCACGAGACAACCTTGAAGAAGGTTGGCAGAAGCGTCTAGGTGACCCCAACAACGCTTTCAAAGTGGCTATCCTTCGTGATGGTGCGAAATACGCTCCTATCGTCGCCAAACCTGAAGAGGGGCAGATGAAGGAGTCGAAGGAAGAGAACGTGCGAGACGTAGCACGATTCTTCAACCTACCGGGTGCTAAGTTGAATCTTGTTGATTCTGTCTCATATAACTCCACAGAACAGCTACAGTTGATATATCTGACGACAACCCTACGTCATTGGATGGCTGCTATCACCGGAGAAACCGATCTCAAGATGAGGACACAGCCTCAAAAGGATCGTAGAACCCACTTCTTTGATTATAATCCTGATGCAATCCTTAAAACAGACAGCAAGACTCGTGAGGAAATCCTTGAGATTCGTCGTCGCAACATGATCGTTACTGCGAACGAGTGGCGTAAGGATGTAAACCTACCTCAGAGCCTCGATGAGACCGCTGACACGCTGTTTAACCCGAATACCAGAGATACGTCCGAAGACGCCTCAGACGACGACACAGAGCCTCAGACGACGCCTGTGGAACCTGATGAGGACGAGGAGACGGAAGAACAGAACAATCGCTTTCGTCCACTGGTGGAATCAACGCTCTACCGAGCCAGCTACAAGGTTACACAGAAACTCAATCGATTGGCTAAGAAACCCAACAAGTTAGCAGATTATGTGGATTCGGGTTGGAAAGAAGATTACGCTAAGTTTGAGGAAGAAATCAGTATCCCCTACGAAGCAATAAACTTCGGACACAACGTAACCCATGTGACTGCAACGTTTTTCCACGATCTGATTAACGAAGCAAACCTTTATCTTGATCCGCCATACAAGGCGAGCGAATTGATTACGAACATAGAAACTCTCACTAATTCACTAAAAGATCGAATAAGTGACTTGACAAACCTCACCCTATCGTCTACAATGTCCGTAGACAGCCAATAATCAGGAGAACGCCAATGACATTCCGCTTACCACTCCCTAAGAATGCGAAGATTCAAGAGAATCTTACAGCAGCAGCCAACCCTCTGCGAGTCGCGTATAATGAGATCGACGCAAGCACCGTTGAGATGGAAATCTTTACCGCTATTGGTGCAGACCCTTTGAACGGAGAAGGAGCGACCGCTAAAGGCACGACATCCTTCCTCGGAAAGAACAAAGGGAAGAATGTCAACATCCGTATCAACTCACCGGGTGGTCTAGCGTTTGAAGGGATCACCATCTTCAACGCATTAAAAGATCACGATGGTCATGTGACCACCACGGTTGAAGGTATTGCTGCAAGTGCTGCTGCTATCATTACGATGGCTGGTGATACGATTCGTATGCAAGAGAACGCACAGTTCTTCATTCATCGTGCTCACGGGTTCGCTATGGGGAACGTCGATGATTTCCTCGATACCGCAGAATTCATGAATAAACTTGACGATTCAATTGCTTTGACTATGTCTAAGCGTTCAGGTGTTGATTTAGACACCGTGAAAGACCTGTTGAAAGGTAAGGTTGACGGAACCACCCTTAGTGCATCAGAAGCACTTGAATATGGTTTCATTGATGAAATCGTACCTCTGGCTGAAAAGGGAGACGACGATGAAGGAGAAGGCGATGAAGCTAACAAGGACACTGAAAATCGTAAACGTGTCAATGCCCACCTG